CTCATTGGCTTGGGCTTTTAACGCTCGGGAGAACTCAGTTTTGGCGTACTTAATGTAAGTAGCTCGTTTGCGATCTATGGTTTTCCAGGCCATAGTTTTTAGTTTCTCACTTCTGTACTGAGATGTACATATAGCTACTGCCTGCTCTTGTGGTGTTCCTTCGTCTAACAAAAAGGAAACACATCGAGACATAAAGGCGCTCTCTGTTTCGAGCTTATTGGGTTTTGGTATTGGCATATTCGGCCTTCATATTCTTTACATCATCCTCTGACATCTCAAAGGTTGTATCAGGTATGAGGTTGGCCGGGATGTATCTAGCATCGTCTCCGATTGGCTCGTATCCCATTTCTTTTCTTTTCTCATCTAATGTTAGCCACCAGGCTTGAGCAAGCCAACTAACCTTATCACCGGTTTCTTGGCCTATTGCATCGATGCTCTGTACATCAAAATCAAGATGATACTTCTTATCTGTAAAACGAGGAACGATAGAACGGTTCATCTCTGCGAAGTCTCTTACTAGAGAAGGAATCACATTATCAAGATACAACTGCTTACGAGATTGCTCTTTGTTAGCGTTAGTCTTGTTATCCGGATCGTTTAAAAGTTCAGAAGGATAATTGTACACATTACAGATATCTCTCTGCGACATCTTACCGCTTTCAAGTATCTCCAAATCTATCGGAGGAATACCAAAAGCCTGGAATCCTAACTTTGCGCTTGATACTAACCAGGATTTATAGTTATCAGGGCCATTCATAGAGCGAAGATAATGCTCTAGTTGCGATCTCTGCTCTTCTGTTAGTCTATCGATATCAGGATCATCAGGGAATACTACACCGCTTGCTCCACCATTACGGAAGGCTTTAGATAATGCGTTATCGCCATCGTTACCTAATCGGATTGCATTACGTGCAGATTTTAGAGGAGACATACCGTACAAATGATTACCGACTCCATCATAGTCCGGATTCCAGTATTTCCAATGCATAACAGATTCAGCCTCTAACCTTTCTCCCGAATATCCATAGACATCAATCATATAAGCCTTTATAAGAGTCTCATACGAAGCATCTGCGATTATATTGGTAAATTGAGAAGGCATTACCCACATCTCTCCAATACTGCCATCACCTAACTCCACGAAATGAGTATATCCGTTTCCAGTGATAAGCTGAAAGCCTTTCATATTCTCATACCATTCGGGATATCCTTGTAATGGATTAGGATTGTTTATGAGCTTATACAAAGGATCACGCTCATCAATAACTGTCTCAAAGGCCTGCTCTTTTAATTCTAGAGCGTAATCTATATTCTTTTGAGTAGCGCCGTTACGCATACCGTATTTCATCTTACGATACTGATGCGCTTTCTTTACATCCTTAACCTCGTGTACTACCGGAGGAACAGAAGAAGCCGATCTAGTTATTCCGTTCACCACAGAATAAACATCCGGATTAGTTTCATAGGCATCCGATACATATCCCTCTTGAGTGTCTGAGAATACGATAGGTGAGCCGGATTGATAGCGAAACAACTGCCTATTAAGCCTATTGTTTAGCCGTTGTTTTTTGAAAGGGATTAAATCGCTAAAATTCATTTGCAAATATTTTGTTACAATTTACGCAATTTTACAAAAAGAAACGAGAGCCTATCAAAACTCTCGCAACGGAGATAAAAATGAAACATTACACTACATTAAATTCTAGCTTTTTACGGCGCAGTCTGTCGGTCAATGCGTATCTAATCGCATCAATACCGTGATTAAAATCATCGATTGGTTTATTTGTTGCCTGGCCATGTCTATCCTTCGCCCAAATATACGAAGAAAATTCCTCTATTAGATTCTTACTTGATGCGTGTATATAAACCTGATACTCGTTTATCCTTTGTATGCCATACATTATCGAATCTTTTCCCTTTTGTGCCGGCGCTACCCAAACTCCCTCTCTCTTTAGTTCCTCGATACTCTTAGGCTCGGCGCTATCTGCTATTATTTGCTCCGTTATCTCTAATCCCTTTATCATACGACTAATATCTTGGTTAGTAAGCCCTTTCCGATATATATGCTCTTTTACATATAAAGCGCCGTGAGCAAACCTTACCTCAATTAGAGTAGTCGGATCATTAGTAAACCCAAAATCCATTCCAAAGCATCGCCATTTGTACTCAGGCCATTCGTTAGTTATCTTGAAGTTAGGCAAGACTAATCCCTCTAGCCTTCCAACCTCACCGAGTCCGTAAACCATCCACCGATATTCGTTAGCCGTGCCTCTTTTTACGTTCTCAGGTGTTGGCTCATAGCTCATAATCTTATCTACTATGGAAGGAGATAGATGCCTAATGTTATCTCTGAAGGTTGTAATCACCCATTCTACATCATCTCTACCCTCTAGCCTATCGTGCGCCCAAAATCGAGCCGATGGGTTAAAATCGATAATTGTTTGCTTTGTAGTACGGAGGTTTATCTGCTCAAAGATTCCGTACTTGATAGCATTAGCCTCATTGAAAAATGCTCTATCTCTCTTACCTGACCGGGCATCATACTCATCCTGGAAAGATTTAAACTCTAAAACCGATCCGCTTCTGCTTCTGAATAGTCTATCGGACTCGTTTAGATATGGCCACCAGGCTTTAATCTCTTCGTTGTCTGCCCAAATGTTCTTAGCATCTCTATATGCTCCGGACTTTAGGTTAGGCACATCTTCAGCTACTACCGTGATAACTTCGTTGTCATTCTGAGCGCCGACTCCAAAAAGATACTGAAGTATGCCGTATGTTTTTCCTGATGATGTTCCGCCTTGATGCACTACGATAGGCTTATCGCACTCAAGACTCGCTATTATCTTTTGGTTTACTTCCATCAACTATCTCCATTCTTATTGTCGGCAGTGATCCGCTATGTACTTGCTCCTGCTTATCGCTCCATTCTCTATTCTTGAGCCAAAATATAGAGCCTCCTGATGCACCTGAGTAGAGGTTAGCTTCGTGCATAGATTCTATTCTTAGAACTGCCTTTTTAATAGTGTAAGAAAATTCTTCTCTTTCTTTGTAATCGTATAGGCTTTGTCTGCTAGTAAAACCTAACTCTAATGCTAGTCCGGTGATGGTAGGCTTCTCCGGATTATTAGCAAAGTAAACCTCTATGGCCTTTTCTAAATCTTCGGCCGTTTCATACCTAAGAGGCCTGCCGGCTTTCATTATAGAGAATTTAGAATCTCGTTTAGCATCTCGGTAAACTGAGTTAATTGATCAGGTGTTACCCATCCCATAATGAACGCAGTTGTTAAGGCTATTGCTACAGTATTACGGAGCGAAAACGCTTCAATAAGTTGGCTTTTAGTTTGATTCCATTCTCCTGCAACGATTGCTTTAAGCGCTTTACCGATGAATTGGTTTGGCAAGGGCAAGATGTCGAGTGCGCCGTGCAACACTTGTCCGGCTTTGTTTTTTCCTTCGGCAGTTTGTGATATGATACGTACAAGTTTCCACTCCTTAATAGGTTTTTTCATTTCATCATCTCCGATATCGTATTAAACAAAGCACTAGAGCCTAAGCCTGCTCCGGTTGCCCAAGCGATAATCTTGTGTTTAAACTTAATTAAATCAGCTATCTGTTCTGAGTTTTGACTTACTTTTTTGACTAAACCTTCTTGACCAAATTCGTTTCCTATGAGAGCTTCTTTTATTTCTTGAACGTCTTTAGCTAATACCTCAATCATAGTCTCGAGTTTATGGATGTCAAATTTTACTTGATCTAATTCTTTTTGCATAATAGAAAAGTTTGTTTGACTAAAGTTACGAATTTTTACAATTCATCGAAACGACTTTCTCAAATTCTTCTATTGATTTAAAGATTTGGTATACTACTTGAGGAACTATTGCGTTTCCATATCCTTTGATTGATTCTCTCCTCCATTTTGGAAAGGTAATTCCGTCCAATCGGGAGGGAAGCCCATCATTTCCGCCACAAATCGGGGATTGAGTTGGGAATTCTTCCCATTTGTGTTGATAGTTGCCCAACTCGATAAATCGTTGTTTTCCCCTCTTCCCCTCTTGTTTAGAGATTCTATTGATCCCGATCCTCTCGAGTCCGAGCAAGTTGGAGTCGGAAGTATTCCCATCACTAAATAATTCTCTAGATACATCGCTCTTTTCATCCCTCCGTACTTCTCCTTTCTCTTGAGTGTTTTCTCCTTGTCGGTTTCTCTTGATTGCGCCATCGGAGTAGGCAACAAACCAAATTCTGTCCCTTCTGTGGGGAGCGCCAACACCGCAAGCTGGAAGTAAGAACGGTTGTACTTTGTACCCTTCAGCTTCCAATTCGGCGCACACCTCCTCGAATACCAATCCCTCTGACCAATTAACAAGTCCGCGAACATTTTCTCCCACAACCCAACTTGGCTTAATCTCTCGAATTGCTCTAAGCATCTCCGGCCAGAGATGTCTATCATCCTCCTTACCAAGTCGTTTTCCTGCGCTTGAGTAGGGTTGACAAGGGAATCCTCCGGTAAGGATGTCGATTCTATCTCGCCAAATAGTGAAATCTGTTTCTTTGATATTTCCATACGATACCGCCTCCGGCCAATAGTATTTAAGTATTTTACGAGGAAAATCTTCCCATTCACAATGAAATTTGTTATCCCATCCCATCCATTCAGATGCTAAATCAAATCCTCCTATTCCGCTAAAGAGTGATCCGTGATTCATCGAAACTCTTTTACAAGCTCGTGCAAATCTATTATCTCCCATTTAACAATATCAGCGTTAGATATGAACAGATGCTTACCATGATACTTCTTATCTATATGAAATCCTCCGTATGCGAAAAGTTTTCCAGGAGGATAGTAACAAATGCGATTGATGTTTGGATTTGCGTATAGAGCTAATAGTAAGTATAGGAAGTTATTTGGATCAACAAGCACCGGCCGGAGATCTATTGCTCCTGCGCCGTTAAAATAGTGCTGAGATGTTCCATTTCCCCATCTAACCGAGTCGGTTATCTTTATTGGGAATCCTACTAGAGATCGAACCTTATCAAGTTCATTAATCCAGGTGTTTATCTTTGGGAGTATCTTTCTCTGCGCTAGTTGCGGATGATCTAGTTGATCGTCTGATATAAACTCTGTAAGACTGAAGTAACTCATTTGGCCTCCATTTTTTCTTTTAATATCATTATTTCTCGTACAACTTGAAAGCTAGCGTATTTTGCTTTTCCGGATCTAAAATAATGTAGTCGGCTCATTGTTACTCCGGTTTTTTCCATTACTTTGGTTAGGTTTTGATCTTGTAGCCAATCCCAAACCTCTTGCTCTTCTTTCATTGCTTGTAGCATCTTTGACTCCAGTAATCTGATTTTAAATTGTGAATGCGCTGATCTCTTTTATCTATTGCATAGAACATCGCAGTTATTGTTAGTATCATTCCCAATTGAAAGGCCATAGCGCCGAAGGATTCGGTTTCTAAGGCTAGAACTATTAAGAAGGTTATAGCTAGTATGGTTTTCATATTATCTCCGGTTTTACGTTAAATTCGTGCTTAATGGTTTTTACTACTCGCTTGATAAATCCCTTTTTAGTTTCGTGATCTACTGAATAATAAGAAAAAGTATTCTCATTGCCATCGTATCGGCATACGGCGCAATACCGAATGCCCTCCATCATTTGAATGTCTTTTACTTTCATTGATATCATTTTAAGCCTCCGAATGAGCGGTAGTAATTAGTGATGATGCTCACCGATTTATGATATTGCTTTTTGGCCTCTTCGATGGCTTCCTCCATCTCCTCTCTTGCCTCGTGTAACTCACCGTAATAATTAATGATGTTCATATCTTCCTTTGAGATATCCTCGACATCGGTTGCGGTACGGTAATCATATTCACCCTTGAAAGATGGCTCTCCATTTTCTCCGGCGAGGTAGAACGTCATTGTTTCCTCGTCTAATATTAGTGCTATGCTTGTAAGATGTATCATTGTATTGAAATTAAAGGGAGGCCGAAGCCTCCCGGTTAAAATTAAAAGTTGTAATCGTGGAATTTGCTCGGAGCATCTTGAACTCTCCAAGAGTAGTTTTTAAGTTTTGTATTAGATAGTCTTTCCTCGTAAACCTCTCCGGTTTCTATAAAATCATATCTTTGATGTCTGTTATTTACACAATGACCGGCAAAGCCACCTGGTATGATTTCCATCTTTGTTTTGTTGGCGCTTGCTATTACCGGCTGAATTAAAACCTTTGTTTTACCTTTGATACCTACAATTTTACCAACTGGCATACTATCGGTATAAAGACAACGGTTAATGTATTTTCCAATTAGATCTTCGTTTATTTGTAATTTTTGTGCTTTCATTGTATTGAAATTAAAGGGAGGCCGAAGCCTCCGGTTGTGTTTATATTAAATTTGCTTTTAGTAAGTCTCTTTGCATTCTCTTTTTAAAGTTGTACCCACAAGTCCAACCCTTGTCGCATCTTCCATTGTTTGCTGAATATCTTTGATTGAAATGAACATATTCTTTGCCATTTGAAAGTCTTGAAATTTCAAACCAATAATACACAGAACTATATGCACCACCCTTTATTGATATGCACACACGCTCTTTGTAGTCATATGCAGTAGGTTCAAATTCAACATTGTATTTTTTAATTGTTGAAAGTTGTTCGAAAGTGTTTCTTGTAAGTTCCATTGTGTTGTGTATTTATTACTGTGTTTCTTAATTCACAAGTAATATATCATACTCTACAATCATTGTCAATAGATTGTCAAAAAATAAATGTAAATAATTGTAATGTTACTAAAATAATCAAAATAGGAACGGTCGTTCCTGGTTATTAAGTAGATATTTATATATGGGTGTACCGATAATTGGTACAGTGTACACCAAAATTTGGTGTCTAATAAGCGTAAGGTTAGGGTAAGTTAAGGGTAAGACTACTCTAGGCTAGGGCTAAACCTGCGCTCATACTCTGAATCTAGCCTATTAAAGTAAGAATCTGCTTTAGTACCGGAGAAAAGAACGGCTTTACCTAGATTATCTCTGCCTAAATTTGTTACGATAGTGTACAGATTTATAATCTCGTCATCTGATAGGTTCTCTAATCTTGTGCCTTTCTTCTCAGGTAGCTCTTGAGGTTTGTTATATTTTATCCAGGATCGGGATATATCGTCAACGGCTTTCCTCATAGCCTCTGCAAAGGATGCGATATTGTTTCCTCTACGATCATACTGAGCCGACATAAGGTTATTACTAAACTCTACAAAGATAAACCCAATAGGTATATCGAGATGGAGCTTGTTGTTTCTGATGATTACGTGATTAAGCCATTGATTAAAATACTCTGCTCTAAGCGCCGTTTGTTGTTTCTTATCCCTATGCTCGGGTAATTGCTTTGTAGCGCCGAGAAACTCGTGTAATTGATACACGCTAGTAAGTAAATCCTTATCGGCCTCGAAGTTGGTAAATGTTGACTGAAGAAGCTCTCTCCTGGTCATTTGATCCGTGTATTTCATTGAGTTGCTCAAGCTCGGCAAGTTCGTTGTAGAAGTCGTTAGATGTTTCATTTATGTCCTTTGGTTTGTAGTTGCTCCAATCTTCCTTCCACATTTCAGAGTTCAAGAAGGTTAGAGGGTTTTTCTGATATTTCTTATCCGGTTGATGAGCCTGGTATATAGAAACAAATTCTAATATAAGACTCTTGTCTTTCTTTGAGAGATAACTCCAGTTAGTTTCGCATCTCTTACGATCAATCTTTTTATCATAAGAATCCCAAAACTCTTCGAACATATATAACTTCTTATCATTATTTACATTCTTATCATTCTTATCATTCTTAGTAGTTGTTACTCGTGTGTTGCTCGTTTGTTGCTCGTCTGTTACTCGTTTGTTGCTCTGTGTGTTATTTTCTGAATCCTCAGTCTGATAAGTATTGTAGTTGCAAACAGTTACGATCGTTCCTTGTCTGTTGCTATGTCTGTTGATTTCTCCGGTCTTTTCTAACTTGCTTAGAGAAGTCCTTATCTGTTGCGTAGAAAGATTAAGCTCAAATGCTAATACTTCTAGGCTTGTTACAAAGGTTGATCGTTTTATTAGATCACCTCTATACTTCTTGTCTTTATGATTAGCCTTCAAAAGACAATGCAAAAAAAGGCGTAATGTATTTGGATCATCGTACCACTCCCACTCTAAAAACTGTCGGTGTAGTTTAATCCATCCTTTATTCATCATTTAATCTCCAAATTGTAAAATTTCATTTTCTAGAATATCCCGGTCAAATGCAAACCATAATACTACTACATCCAAGACTCTATCATAGAGTTCATCGAATCTCTTTTGGCTCATACTGTCAAAAGATATACTCTCGGCTCTATATTGCTTGATTCCTTTAAGATCGGTGTACTCCTTAAAGAACCCTGCCCTCTTAATGAGTTCGTGCCTTAAATCGTCTTTTGTAGGAAAGTATCGATCATACTGCTCGGGCATATTATCAAATACAACTCGTATAAGAGCAAAGAACTTTCTGTGATGTTGTACGTTTCTCTGATCTAATGCCTTAGCTTGTAGGATATCCCCTATACCGACTCGGCGCAAATCTAATGCATCCTCATCAGTATAAGGTTTTAGTCCCATCGAGGTTTTGACTAATCTCATTTAGCTATTGATAAGAAATAATCAAAGTTCTGTTTATTGACTTTGTACTTTTGTCGTAGCTTACGAGGATCGCCTCCACTATTGACAAACTCCTCTGCCTTTTCCCATTCGGGCATACCCTCATTGAGCCATACTTTATCATCAGAGGCATCAAATTTCGCCTGAGGCGCACGATGTCCGTGAGATGCTACATTAGCATCATCATCCTCTGCCTCGATACCTAGAAGAGACTGGAGAGTATAGCGCCGGTAATAGGTAATACAAGAGCCAATCTTTTGAGGATCAGGAAGATCCGGCAAAGGCAAGAAAGCCTCCACCGAATCACCCGAGTCAACATCTACAATCTTTGTACCTACTTGATTGCCTTCTATTGGCTGAAGTAATAGCAAATCTTCCGCTATTAGCGCCGGCCTTACTGCCTCAATTAGTTGATTAATATCGAAGTACTTTGATTTAAAGAAAGGATTCTCAGTATCCTTCCGCATCTTATCCATCGTGCTAGTAACCTTGAAGAGTTTCTTATAAATGCTCATTATACTACCTCCATTCTTGCTCTTTCCATTTTAATAAACCCTGCGCCGTATTTTGTAGGTAATGGCTCATATACTTCTCCGGTTTCCGGATCAACTATATCTACTTTTAACTTTGTAGCTTGTTTGAGTTTCTCTTGTACTTCTTTAAGATAATTACTGTATTGATTATATACATCGCTCGCTTTATAATCTAAAGACTCACGGCCTTTCATGTGAGAGATTTTATATCCATCTACTATCAAGTCCTCATTACCCATTCGAGTAATCTCATCTACTAAGCCTTCTTCTACCTGCTTAATGATATCTTCCAGTTCGCTCTTAATTGCTCTGAGTTGTACGTAAGCCTTTGAAGGCTTCATATCTCCATCGTTGTACTGTTTAAGTATCTCTAATTGTGTCATTGTTTGATGTTTTAGTTAATGTTGACAATCAAATATAAATAATTTGACAATAAGTGCAAACTTTTCTTACATTCCCTATGAACTAAAATAAATGATATGGAAAAAACACGAATTACAATAGAAGTTGATCCGAAGCTCAAAGAAGAGTTTCTCAAGAAAGCTAAAGTGGATGGCCGTACTATGAAATGGCTTTTTGAGAATTGGATAAAGTCTTATATAGATACCCCGACTAAACTGTAGAATTGTCTTGAGTTGTGAAAGGCTCAAGGCATCTTCCGGAAAATCCGGAGTCGTTAAAGATGATCGCCGGGAGGGCTTAGGCTCTCCTGGTTTTAATTATGAAATACACCGAGTTTAAAAATATAACCTATCACACTCCTCTCTCCGAAGGTATAAGAGAGAAGATTGCTAAAGCCTATGGCAAAGGAGAAAGAACTGTAATAGTTAATGATATAACGATACAAGATGCTAAGGTTTTGACGAATTTGGGATATAACATAAAACACAGAAACAAAAAAATGGAGATACAATTATGAGTTTTATACTAGGTATGATTACGGCTTTTATTTTAAATCACTTTTATAACAATTTTAGAAATGCCATTGTTAAAGAACGATTTGAATTAGAGTGGAATCGGCGTAAACAAGCACTCATTGAGGCATCGAGACAAGAATGGATAGAAATAAAATAATCTTTGATACTCAAACACCGCCGGACTTTGGAGGAGTCTTTGATGGAGATTCTTTTGGTGAACTAGAGTTTCGTGCTTGGGTTAATACCGCAACAACTTATCCAAAGATTAAGCTCAGATCTTATAACAAAAACTCTCTGATTGTACGCATTAAGAAAATGAGAAAAAACAACGGCATTGAACTGGTGTTAAAACACATTTCTCCGACTACAATCGAAATCACATTTCAAGGAAAGAAATGGAACTACTAATATTATTTATTCTTATAGTTACTGTTTTTCCGATATTTTTTGAGATTATAAAGGAGCATAATGGGATTAAATAGAAGCAAAAATCTATCTAGTGCAAAGAATACGGCTGACGTTTATTTCTCTAGATACATAAGGTTAAGAGATGCGGACAGTAATGGAATGTGTAAGTGTATAACGTGCGATACCGTCAAGCACTGGAAAGATATGGATTGCGGTCATTTTCAATCCAGGAGATACACCGCTACTAGATACCACGAGCAAAATGCAAACGCTCAATGTCAGAGGTGTAATAAGTACCAATCCGGAGAACAATACTTACACAGTAAAGAGATAGATTTAAAGTTCGGATCGGGAACGGCTGAATTTATAACAAAATTAGCAAGATCTATATATAAGCTAAACAAAAACGAAGTTATGTCTATTGCTAAGGAATACAAAAGCAAAATGATAGAAACTGCAAGGCAGAAAGGAATAAAAATATGACACACAATACTGCGATTCTTATTTACTTACTACAAAACAATCAGAAATGGATCTCAATCAACCAAATTCGCTCTTATACCGGTCAAGTCTGTAAAAGCGAATGTTATAAGGTAGGAACAAGAGTTAGCGACTTACGAGTCAAATATGGATATCCTATCGAGAACAAGAAAGAGAATGTCGATGGAGTTGTGCATAGCTCATATCGAATGTCTTTATATGATAACAAGCTCCAGGAGTTACGGCGCTTATGGCCATTTAAAAATCCACCTCAATATCAACCAACACTTAAATACGCTATATGAACAAAGCAATACTTATCGGGAATGTAGGAAAGCAACCCGAAATAAGAAAAACACAAACCGGAATATCAGTTAGTACTTTCTCTCTAGCTACCTCTAAAAAGATAAAAGGAGAGGATAAGACCGAATGGCATCGGATCGTAGCTTGGGAGAAGCTCGCAGAGATAGTCGAGAAGTACGTAAACAAAGGCGATAAGGTAATGATCGAAGGAGAGATTCAGACTAGAGAATACGAGAAGGATGGCCGTAAGGTTTACACTACTGAAATACGAGCCTGGAATATAGAAATGCTTGGAGGAAAATCCGAACCGGTTCAGAAAGTAGATATGTCAAACCTCGATGATATAGAT